CGCCAAGACGGTTGACGGCAATGCTCATTTGAGCCGCAGCCGAGCGTTGACTATGTCGTCGGCGGTCGCGGCCAACGGTGGCGGCTCCAACGGTGGCGTTACCTTCCAGAACGGTGGCACTGAGGATATCGTTCGGATTCGAAACACCGAAGTGCAAAAGTCGGATTTTCTCGATTACGTCGTCCGTGCTGGCACGGTCGCGTGGGCGGCAAAAGCCCGCAATCAGTCAATCGAGGAAGCGCGGCAACAGATTGCGATGGACTCGCCGCGTTACAATGATGACGCCACGAAGTTCATGTGTGACTTGGTGTTGCGTGCCACCTCCGCCCCAGCGATGACGACCGTGACCGGATGGGCGGCGGAACTCGTTCAGCAAGTCTATGCGGATTTGATCCCGTTGCTCATGCCCAAGGCGATCGCGACTCGGCTTGCTGCACGTGGTTTGTCGCTCAGCTTCGGCCGCGCTGGGCGCATCGTCATCCCGACCCGGAGTCGCACTCCGACAATCGCCGGATCGTTTGTTGGTGAAGGGCAGCCAATCCCCGTGAGGCAAGGTGCCTTCACGTCGCAAACTCTGACGCCGAAGAAGCTCGCCGTGATCACGACCTTCACGAAAGAGATGAGTGATCACAGCACGCCGGCGATCGAAGGCATTCTGCGAGATGCGATCCAGACCGACACGACCGTGGCCGTGGACAGCATCCTGATCGATGCCAACCCGGCGACCACTGTGCGGCCTCCTGGTTTGCTCAATGGTGTGACCGTGACCACTGCAACGGCTGGCGGTGGTCTGGCAGCGCTCATCGGTGACATCAAGGCGCTGATAGCTGCACTGGTTGCGAGCACCTACGGGAACCTCAGGGCTCCGGTCTTCCTGATGAACCCCGGCGACATTCTGTCAGCATCGTTGACCAGCGCGGTGAATACTGGCATCTTCCCGTTCCGCGATGAAGTTGCGCGTGGGACGTTGAACGGCGTTCCTATCATCGACTCGGCGACAGTGCCGGTGAAGACGATGATCATCGTTGATGCTGCCGACTTTGTTGTTGTTGGTGGCGAAGCTCCTCGCTTTGATATGAGTGACCAAGCGACGCTCCATTTCGAGGACACCTCCCCCGCTGATCTTGTTTCAGGTTCTCCTGGAACTGTTGCTGCTCCGCAGAAGTCTCTGTTCCAAACAGATAGCCTTGCTCTTCGCATGATTCTGCCCATGAACTGGGTGCAGAGACGTGCGGGCACTATCGCATGGACGCAGAATACGACATGGGCGTAACTACTTCATGAGGCGAGCCCCGGCGCTTTTGCTGGGGCTCGAATTTGAAAGAGAGAAGGAATCTTGAAAATGGCTGAGACAAAGACCAAGACGGCAGACGACCCGAACGTCGAGGCTGCACGGCAACGCATCGCAGACTCGAAAGAAATAGTCGAGCAATCGCGTGCGGAATACGCTGATCGGATGAAAGGCAAGCCTACCCCGACTCAGGAAGAGAACGACCTTGCGGCGGAAGGCGCGCATATCCTTGAACACGAGCACGATGGCAGTGATCCGGATCCGCATGTGGAGGCGCGGACAGCTCGTTCAAAGACATCGGAAGCAAAGAAGCCGGCGACTCAAGGAAGCTATCAGACCCGTCAGGCAGCACCGACGCCGCCGCGACCGCCTTCGTCATCTTCCTAAAAACCCGCTCGCACTGGGCGCATGAATGAATTCGATCCTTGCGCGCATTCTGCGCCCGGTCGCGCGCGCCCTGGAAGGCGCGTATCGGCCAGGGCCGTACTATTTGCCGGTTACAGGCGGCTGGCTTTCGGCTGACGTCGGTCAGCATACCAACTGGTGGCAACTCGGATATCTGCCAGAAGGCGGCGCGCGCTCGGCGATAGTCGAGGCGTGCATCTCGGCATATTCGCAGACTGTTGCCATCTGCCCAGGTGATCATTGGAAGCTCAACGACAAGAACGGTCGCACGCGAGTCACGTCATCGGCGTTGTCGCGCATCCTGCGTCGTCCGAATGCCTATCAGACGATCTCAGACTTTCTGCTCAATCTGACTGATGCGCTGTATCGCGAAGGCAACGCCTATGCTCTCGCGCTGCGCAACGATCGATTTGAGGTGTCAGAACTCCACTTGATGGATCCGCGCCAGAGCTTACCCGAACTCGCGGCAAACGGTGAAGTGTTCTATCGGCTGAGCGGCAACGATGTCATCCAACGGCAGCTTGGTGGCGAGCAACTGATCGTCCCGCAACGCGATGTCCTGCATGTCAGGATGCGCAGCGAGCGGCACCGTTATCCGCGTCCATTGGTTGGTGAAACGCCGCTTACCGCTGCAACGCAAGATATCGTCGCTGGCGATGCAATCATCCAGCAGCAGATTCAATTTTATGGAAACCAAGCGCGGCCGTCGGCAGTGTTAACAACCGATGCATTTCTCGATAAGGACCAGACCCAAGCTTTGCGTGATCGTTGGGACGAACAGTCGAAAGGCATCAATCAAGGAAAGACTCCGATCCTGAGCCAAGGGCTAAAGGTGCAGCCATGGGGAGTGGTTTCCAAAGACGCGGCAGTTGCTGAAGTTCTCAAGCTGAGCGATCAGCGCATCGCGCTAGCGTTCCGCATTCCGTTGCAGATTCTTGGCATCGGCGGCACTCCATATTCCTCGGCTGAATTGTTGATGCAAAGCTGGATTGCTCTCGGGCTCGGCTTCGCGCTCAATCAGATCGAAGAGAGCTTTGGGATGCTCTACCAATTACGCGGGGTGCCTGAAGAATATGTGGAGTTCGATACTGAAGCGCTTCTGAGATCGTCTCTCAAAGAGCGCATCGATGCTCTCGTGAAAGGTGTTCAAGGTGGCGTGTACGCACCCAACGAGGCACGTGCAAAGGAAGGTCTCGACGCTGTAAAATTTGGTGACGAGCCAAGATTGCAGGCCCAGGTAGTGCCTTTATCAGCCGCTCAACAAATTCCAAGCTCGCCTTCTTCGTCATCGATGACCTCGGCGCCTGGAGGCCACGGAGCAACACCAGCGAAGCCGCCGCAACCGAGTGCCGACGTCACGCCCGCGAAGGATTATCATGGAAACGTCCAACGGGAAGTCACACGCCTTAGAGAATCCGCAGCTAGAGCCAGACGTAGATTCACCGCTACTCATTGACGCGTTCCGTGATGCGCTCGGCGAGATCCTTGCGCAGCAAGAGCAACAATGGGCACGTGAACGCGCTCTGATCGAAGCGGAGGCGGCGCGCGCCATCGCGGAATTTCGCGCCGAGATGTCAGAGCAGCGCGTTCGCTTTGATTCGATGTTTGCATTGAAGCTGGAAGAGATTGGCCGCAAGTTGGCGGAGCGGCTCGCGCTCGTGCGTGACGGTGTAGCCGGCGCACCCGGTGCAGATGGCCGCGATGGCAAAGATGGGAAAAGTCTTCCCGGTGCAGTTGGTCGCCAAGGTCCAGTTGGTCGCCAAGGTCCGCCCGGTCCGCGAGGCGAGCGGGGATTTGAAGGCAAAGCCGGCCGCGACGGCAAGGACGGCAAGAGTGGTCCGGTCGGACCTGTAGGGCTGAAGGGCGACACGGGCGAAGTTGGGCCAGTCGGACCCAAAGGCGATCGAGGCGAAGTTGGTCCAGTCGGAATTGGAATTCAGGGACGTGACGGTGATCGCGGCCCGCCCGGTGTTCCCGGTCCAGCGGGACCGCACGGAAACGACGGCAAAAGCATTGTTGGTCCGCAAGGCGAAAAGGGAGACCCCGGCGAGATCGGGCTTCAAGGTCTTCCCGGTGAACGCGGCGAACGCGGCGAACGCGGCGAAGCAGGTGAGCAAGGTCCGCAGGGTGCTCGCGGCGAGCCCGGTCCTTCGGGCCTACGAGGTGGCGACGGCGCTGATGGAGGTCGTGGCGAGAAAGGCGATCCTGGTCCGATCGGGCTGAAAGGTGCCACAGGCGAAGTTGGACCAGCCGGCGAAGTGGGTCCTCCCGGACCTGTCGGCCCGCCTGGACAATCTATCCGCGGCGAGGCCGGTCCTCGTGGTGAGAGAGGTGCTCCTGGGATTGCGGGGCGTCCGGGAATAGACGGCAAGCCGGGACCGAAAGGTGATCCGGGGCCGTCCGGTCCGATGGGAGTGAAGGGACTAGACGGGCTTAAAGGCGAGGTAGGACCGCCCGGTCCGATGGGATCAAAGGGATATGACGGACTAGACGGGGCGCCAGGGCCTAAAGGCGAACGCGGAGAGCCTGGAGCGGTCGGGCCTAGGGGCGAGATAGGACCGTCCGGGAAACTGCCAGTGGTGCGGGCCTTTGTGGTGGATGAGGTATCCTATCAAGGCGACGTGGTCACGTGGCTAGGCGAAACATGGCAAGCGAAGAAGGACACCGGTCGGGCTCCTCCGCATGGCGACTGGATCTGCCTTGCCAGCAAAGGTCGCGACGCGCCCGTGCCAGTGGTAAAAGGCACATTCGATCCGAAGCAAGCTTATTCGGCGTTGGATATTGTTGTGAGCGATGGTGCCGCATTCATTGCGCGCCGGAAAGATCCCGGACCGTGTCCAGGCGAAAACTGGCAGATGATCTCGCGTCAGGGACAGCGCGGCATCGCTGGTGATAAAGGCGTCGCTGGTCGCGACGGGACACCCGGTGTGAAGGGCGATCAGGGTGTTCCGGGCAAGGACGCGCCCAGCATCAAAGCTTGGAAAATAGATGCCAAACATTTCCTCGCGGTTCCGATGTTGAGCGACGGCAGCGTTGGTGCGCAGCTCGATCTGCGTCCGCTGTTCGAGCAATTTGCTGAGGAGACGCGCTGAAAAAGAAGCGGCCCGCTCCGATGGAACGGGCCGCCAACGTCTTTGCTTTGCTCCGCTGGGCTGGGCTCCGCTTCGCTACGCTCCGCTCTGCTGGGCTCCGCCTGCTTCGCTGGACTTAGCTTTGCTCGGCTCGGTTTCGCTTCGCCTGCTGCGGCCAGACTGTCCTATTTGAAATAGCGGAATTTTGCAAATGGCCGAGGAGACCCGTTAGTTGCTGCCGTCTGTCACCAAGGCTTCACTTGGTTCTCTGTGGCCCATAGATTGGCTAGGACTGCACCAAAAATATCTCTGTCCTGGTGAGATGGAAGTGATGGCTGCGTTGCTACGCGAAGTCGAAGCAAAAACGATGATCGAGTTCGGCTGCCGCGATGGCCGTACAGCGTGGGTATTGCTCCATAACGTCGCGGCTCTGCAACGATACATCGGTGTTGACGTGCCGATGGATTATCTGCCGAGGCTTGCGCATCAGCGCGAAGAGATGGTGCCCAACCCCGGTTACCTCGCAGCGAGTGATCCGCGCTTTGATCTTGTTCTTCGTCCATTTGGGACGCTCGATCTCGGCCCGCAGGATCTTGAACCGTGCGACGTTGTATTTATCGACGGCGATCACAGCGAAGGTGTCGTAGCTCACGATAGCGATCTCGCGCGTGCGCTGGTTAAGCCCGGTGGCGTTATCATTTGGCACGATGCAAATAACGATGGAGTTGAGGTTAGGCAAGTGCTAGAACTTGATCGTCAGTGTGGTCATGACATCAAGATCATTGAGGGCACATGGCTTGCATTCGAAAGACGGTAATCACCGCCAAGAGATTACGAGAGTTGTTTGATTACAATCCACGCACTGGAATTTTTACTTACAAGATTGGCACGCGGTACACTAAAGCTGGCAGAAAAGCTGGGACACTTAGGTACGACGGTTATTTGGTCGTTAACATCGACTATAGGACGTATTCATTGCATCGTTTAGCGTGGTTGTGGATGACGGGTAAAATGCCGCCCAGATGGCTTGATCATCGTAATCACAATCCTGCTGATAATCGTTTTAGTAATTTGCGTCTCTCGACAAGAGCGCAAAATCAACAGAACCGGCCTAAGAATAAAAACAACAGTAGCGGCTTCAAAGGTGTTTCGTATTCGACCGGAATAATCAAGAAGCCGTGGCGAGCAACGATCACGGCAGATGGAAAATCTCTACATCTTGGTCATTTTGCGACCAAAGCTGAGGCATTTGTGGCTTATCAGAATGCGGCACGTCAGTTGCATCGAGAATTTGCTGGTGTTTGAGGAGGGTGCTGGATGGCCGACGTCACGATTCTGGACATTC